GTTCGTTTACAAGACTCTGGATTAGGTTTTGTTCGGATCTAGTACCGTTAAGAAAAAAGGGATTTAACATATGTCATCACCCTATCATGTCAAGAGGTGGTAACTCATATGTACTCAACATTCTCTCCTGTATACGATCGAGTTCTGCTTGTGCGTCATCATATAACTGTCTTCCGTTGAATTCAATACCACCAGGTAGTTTGACTCCTTGGAACTTTATCAAATTCTGACCCCACTGTTTCTTTATAAGTGCTGTCAGATATGGTTTTAAGAAAGAATCATTGTAGACTCTTGGATAATCATTGGGATCAGCAGTTCTCCAACAATCAATAATAATAAACTCACCAACTTTGAGATTACTCCAATCAATATCAAGATACATTCTATCTTTTCTTTGATTGAATCTAATTTGTTTATGTGTATTCAGAAGGAAATTCATCGATTCCAAATACGACATAGCCATTGAGTAACTCAACAAATCTGTGTTACCCCAATAGTAGATATCATTTAGGAACAGTTGATACTTGAAACTGAACATGTTCGATGAGCTAATTGATTGAGCATCATCGTATTGAAATACTTTGTTAATCCCGATGACATTAGGTGGGATTTGAAGAAAGTTACTATTTTCATAATATGTAAATGTAGTTGCAGTTCCTACGATAGTTGTACTTGCCGCAGTTGAAGCAATACCAACCGATGGTCGCCCAGAACCTTGAGCAGGAGCACCAGGTGGTCTTGCCTTACCCCTATCAACATCAGCCTGAGTTATCTGATACTTGAGGTATGTTTGACCCACACCATCAAAATGTCTCTCTTGAAAATATTGAATTGCATCGTCTACAAGGTCTTCAATCTGTTCATCAGCCACGTTGATCTCCAATACAGGAGCACCCAACTGTCTTAAACAATAATCAATAAGTTCTTGTCTAGTACTAGGCTGTGCCATCTATAATTAGACCTATCTATATGTCTATTTATTTAATAAATCGGTGATGGTATGAAGCATATTCTTTATGTCATTCACATCACTTTTCAGATTTGTCACTTCATCCTGTAAATTGACAACTTCTTGTTGTTGTTCATTTAATTTTTCACGACGTTTCAAATATGATTTAAAGTCATCATTATTCTTATTAACAATAGCACCTGAATGGGTATCTCTATAATACCCATCCATGCCCTCAACAGGAATCATTTTACTCATTATGCTAATGCAATACCTCTCAGATTTCTAATCATCGGCGCAACTGCTTGATCTGTAGATGTACCAATGATTTTAATTCTAAATGAACTGAAAGAAACCAAGTCATCAATACTATACTTATATTCTCTAAACATGTCTACAGTAGGAAAAGGTTCGAAAGAATCAACTTTAGGAATTAATTGATCTGGAGTTCCATTACTCTTACCACGTTCAAGGACTGAACCATTTACGTCCAAGTTTTTAAATCCAGGGAAAGGAACAAAAATTGTTTCATCCACTGGTTTATCTTGATCAAGTGCAAAGAATACTCTGATGTCATTCTTTGTTGAACAATATGCATCGAATAATACTTGTAAAGATGTTGCAGGATTTTCTAACCTAATGTTCTTGGATACGTAGACGAATCTGTTTGGATCATCTATCGTCCCAGAAACTTTGAAGTCACCAGCATAATTTGTAATTGGTTGATTAATTCTATTACTTGTGAATACAACAGATGCATTATCAAGATCAATAGCAGGAGATAATCTTGTATCTACCGTAGTTAAATCACACGTCAAGGTGAATGATCTTTTACCTGGGAATAAATCGGAATTAAGTAAAAGTTCTTCATTTCTTCCAGAAGCAAGCATCCTGAGAGAATCAAAATAATTTGGTTCAAATAGATTTACCTCTTGGAATCCCTGATCAACCATATTCTCTTGATTACCAGATACACTGGATGCACTGACAGTTCTTACCTGAGAAATCAAATTAGTTCCAAGAGGTGTAATATTTGTAATTCTTGGAATAATCATGTGGAATGGTATATTATGAGTACTTTGTACAAGAGGACCACCTGCAACCTTTTTATCATTAAAGTAAAGTGGTGGGAAACCTTCTGAGTTAGCAGGTGCTCTGTTAGTACCATTTGCATTCATTAAAACTTTTACATAATAATAATCAAGACCAATAGCAGGTTCATCGAGTTCTGATTCTACAACATTGGCTAATTGATGTTCTCTGTTGATTCTCCTTAGAGATACACCATCTAATTCATACTTATAGATCAACTCACCTAAAGAATGGGTAGAAAGTGTCGTATTATCAACACCTCTCGTAATTCCAGTAAGTGTCCTTCCATTTACACCTGTATAACTTATAATCTCATCACCGATTCTTACATAACCTGGGTTTGTGCCTGCAACCCCAATATTTTCAAATGTTTTGAAAATTTCTGAATCACTTTCAAGAGTGATGAATGAGGTAGTATCAAATGGATAGTCTTGTGCTAAATTATTTGTAACTACATCACTTTGTACATTTTCAATTGTAGCTCTGTTTGTATTAGAGTATAATCCATGATTTCTCTTAAATACTTTCATGTAATCACCTTGATGTGCAACTGTTATAGGTGATAAAGGAATTACGTCTCCACCTACACCGTTGAGTTCTGTAGTAAAACCAACGTTGTTTTCGTAGTAAAGTGGATATGCAGAATTTGTAGAGAAATTACCCTGAACATTTTCAAGAACAAGAGTGTTGTTTCCAAGTAATTCTTGTACTGAAAGCTGTATTCCAGATCCAAGATCAAGAGAACCAACACTGACTGGAGTCAATACATCACCAACCACATAACCAGAACCACCAGCATTAATGGTTGCGGCAACTGCAACCCCACCATTAATTGTAATGTCTACAGTACCGTTAATACCCTTACCAGTAATTGCTGTGAGTGCAACACCAGTGTAAGTGAAACCACCCAATGATGGTGTAAAACCAGAACCCACATTTGTGAGTGAAAGATCGCCCGTTGCAGAACCAGCAAATGCTACAAGAGTACCTTGTGCTCCAATACTTAACTGTTTGACCGTGTTACCAACCTGTAAAGGATGAGGAACATCACTATCATGATTGACAGTGGTTCCAAGTCCAACTCTTAACTGTCTTGGTTCAAGTGAAATACCATTTGGATCCACAGATGACCCTGACCTAAAGGCCTTAGTGAATCCTGGATTATAGAATGAAACTGAACCAGATGTACTGAATTCTGCCCTATAAAGTTTAAATTTAAGATCTTCATATTGACTTGGTGTCCAGACAGATGCATTTTGTGATTTGAACAGAGAACCAAGAAGAGGTTGTTCAGAAACAATTACTTGATCTGATTCACCCCCTCCCAAGGTTGTAATATCAACTTCACCCAATCTGCTTATGTAGACACTGTAATCTGTTGAATGACTCTTGAGAACCATTGCATATTCTTTACCTGCCTCAAGGTAAACTGGTGATTGGAAAGTAAAAGTTGTTACTGCAGAACCATCATCACTAAGTTGTACTTGATTTGGATTTAATGTAACTTGAGAGAATGGAAGAATTTTTTCAGATGGTGTACCAAGATATGTTTCCCTTATTTCGAATACAACTGGAACTCCATTATCTGACTTAGTTCTAAAGTAAATATCAACCTTCGTTACAAAAATACCAGTATCATCATCAATCAAAAATGTCTGTGCTAAAGGATCTGGATCTGGTAATGGTCTTGGAGCCGGCCGCGGGGGTCGTGGTCTAGGTCTAGGTCTTCTTCTTATTTGTCTGTCAACATCAACATCAACATCAGTTTCTGTATTTACAATTGTAAACGATATTTCCTCCGTTTCTGCACTGTCACTTAGAGTTCTTGTATCAGTAAATTCTTGTCGTCCAACTCTAGCATTCCTGAGTGACAAAGTGGTTTCTTGTGTAGTTGTAAGATCTCCTTGAGAATAGAAAATTGATTCACCCGATGTGGTAACTGTTCCTTGAATAGAACTATTAGTACTACTGCTTGTAAGTCTAAATAAAGATCTTCCTGTTTCAAATGATGGGTTAGATGAATTTCCAGATTCTGGCACTCTAAATGAAGCCAGCAGAGTTCCGACTCTATCAGTTACAAGTCTCTTTCTTCTTACTCTTGCTTGAGCACCACTGGTTTGACCAGTTAATATCATATTCGTTTCAACACGTCCAAAATATTGTGGGAAGTCTGTAGATTGAAGACTAAACAGATCCACATTTAATGTTGAAGATGAAGAAGAATACAGCTCAGGAATTTGATTATCACGACTGTATGGATTAGATCCATAAAAGTCTGTAGGGGAAGTATAGGGACCAAATTTGTGATTTGAATTTGCTACTCTAAATCTAGCTCGGGGCGAACTGTCCGAATTGAACATTTGTACACCACCATTATTCATATCACCAAGAACATCCTCTCCAGGTAGGAATGTTCCGTGAATCATTTCAATTTCAATAAGTTTTGGAGTACAGAATTTAGTGACCGCAACTCCATCAAAGAAAGAATAAACTCTGGTAAATGGTTTTAATGACGATCCTTTGACAGTAATATTACGAGATCTCATAAAGTTGATGATCTCAGTATTAACTACAAAATTACCAAGTGTTTCGGTATTAATTTGCTCATTAACTGTAAACTGAGTACCAGTTCTCTGTTGATTAAGTGAAACAGATGATGTTGCTGAGATATTATGATCGTTGGTCGTAGTTGTTGTAGTTTCTGTAGTTGTAGTGTTCTCAGTTATTATCCGAGCACCTCTATCGCGTACTCTAGTTCTGGTATTACTATTCGATGTTGAAACTGATGAACTTTGTGATCGGTCTGACAACGATAGGTCTAAGTTAACACCAGTAGTTTCCCAAGAATTCCAGATTGTTGGAGTCACACCAACACTCTGACCATCAGCGTTTGTAGTAACTTCTGCACCAAGTGCTTCTGCAATTCCTTGGAAAGAACCTTCCATCATTACATTATTAATTTCTGCCTGGGTGGTGTCAATCCAAACATCAACTTCTGGTGTCAATTCAACATTTCCTTGCCAGAATTGTACAAGGTATGGTGTCACACTTTCAACTCTTGTTGCATAAGGTTGATTCAACCATTCAACATCAGTATAATCGAGAGTAACAGTTTGACCAGTTTTTCTTACATTTACACCAATAGGATTTGCAAATTCAGTATCTAAACTTGTATTAGATTCATTACTAACACCATCTATTACACGAGTGCTAAGTTGAAGATTTAATGCAGTGGTGTGATGTGATGGTCTAAGGATTCCATTTCTTCTATCAATACTATTTCTAATACCAATCGAGGTATCCTGAGGTTCAAGACTTGAGAAGTTGTCAACAAATACTCCAGACTTAAATCTGTTTAGTCCATTAGCATCCTCTACGAATGAATTGAGTGTTTGTGATTCGAGTTGATTGAGAGATGTATAATATTCTAGATTTTTAATCCTTTGCTCAAGTTTTGCTATATCAGTCATCTGATATCTCTTATGTTCAATAAATTTGACTTCAGCGTCAGAGACATTATAAAGGAATGGTGGTAGATATATCGTAGCAATACTCATAGTATTACTAATAGCCGGAGGCATTTTTGGATCGTCTTCTGCAGCACCCTCAGTTAAACCTAAATTTCCTTCAGTATCAATAAATATTCTATCTACTCTACCCAAGAAATAAGCATAATCTAAAGTCATTGACTCATCAGATGCAATGACGTGAGGTGCACTATGTAGTCTTCCACTTTGACCGTCTGCAAAACTTCTTCCACTAAATTCAAATGGTGAATTTGCACCTTCAGATACTGAGTAATCAGCAACTCTTGGTCTCACATCAATAATATCAGAAACTCTAAATCCATCTATTGCACCAAGATCTTTACCATAATCAAATGCTTCATATGAACCTATTGTTGTAATGTCCCCATCATCAGAATTTTGATATCCTGCAGATGCGTAGTAAATACGAATTTTTTTAGAAGGGGCTTGAACTTCTGCTCTTCTTACGATACGAGAATAATCGTAAATAGTCGATCTTTGTCCATTGTCAAATTTAAAGTCAGATGTTATATTTTTTGAACCAAGTTTTACTAAAGATGAGACACCACTTACGGATGAAGTTTGGAATTTAATTTCCTCATTATTCAAGAACGATGTATCGTTCAAATAAGAAAAATAGATATTTGTATCGTCAAGTTTTTGTAAATAAATTGCCTTAGCACCACTTGTTTGACCAATCAAAGTTTCTCCAATGATTAAATCATTAGTGGTTGCAGTATTGCCGTTAAGTTGCCCTAATGTCATATAAGGAGCAGTGGGATCAGTGGTATCTTCTGATTCAAAAATACCATAAATTTTATATACATCTGGTGTGTTCAATGAAATTTGATCATCTTGAACTCTTGTTCCATAAGGATATTCACCGTACTCAAGACCATCATTAAGTGTGGTTGATCCAATACCAGATGCAGCATCTCTAGACTTATTGATAATAATATCTTTCGAGATATTTTTTATTTTTGTTTTTGCTTTAACTTTACTTTTTCTTATAGTAGTGATTAATCTTGAACCCGTATCATTAGCTCCAAGACCGTTGATCTGTAAAGTAGTTGAACCATTTGTTAGTGAAAATCTATCTTCCGACAAAATTTCAGTATCACCATTTGATCTTATAAGAATATATCTTTCCTCATCATAAGGTAAAAATACTTCATTTTCTCCTGCATTAATAGAAGAAGTTGAATTATCTGTAATAGATGTAGTATATTGTCTTCTTATTATAATGTCAGAATTAATAAGATCTACTGATTCAATGTTTACTTTAGGTAAACTTGTAAATAATGTATTATTACCAGAAGTGTTACCCGACCTTTGACCACCAGCCAGTTTTGTTGTGATTAATTCAAGATTTTGAACTGTCTCAACTGATGTTGGAAGAGCACCATTACATACTCCAGTTACCGATTCAACGGCCTCAATTGCAAAATTAGTTGCTCCAACACTTACAACTCTACCAAGACTTTGAATATCAAAAGCATTTCTTGAATATCTAACTATATTTCCTACAGTTACAATACCAACAAAACTAAAACCAGGGTCTGCTGGAATTGAAACTAATGATTGAGAACCACTCTCTGCTGCTACATTTGCAGAACCAAAACTACGAACCTTTGACTGGATTGTATCACCAGAGAATGTGTTAGCAGTTCCCACAATACCGTGAACTGACTTAACATCTGATAATGAATAATTTGTATCACTGGTTACAAATCTTGAATCGTCAATGACACCATTAAACAGAAGTCTCTCACCTTTATGGAAGTTTCCATTAACGTTGTATGCAGTAAGAGCTGTTCCTGCAGAAACATTATACTTTAAGAAACCTTCAGCACCACTTGACTCACCCTTAATATGAGTTGATGTGTTAAGAGTGACCGGCTCATTAACTGAGATATCAGTATATACTTGAACATCAAACAATGAAAGATCCCATTGGTTGATGTTTGAATTATTTAAATCATATGCACCCGACTCAAGAGCAAAATCATATACTCTTGCAATACCAACTTCTTTACCTGCAGCAACTAATGCATTACTTCCTACTCTTTTATTTCTTAAACTTAATGTTAAACTTGTGTTGATACCAATAGTTGCAGAACCATTAACATTGTTTAATCTGAGAGTAGACCCAAAATCAAAACTAACAGCATGTTGTTCGACTCTCTTTACAGTTCTTGGTTTAAAGAAGTCAAGAAGAGTTGGAGCTATTTTTTCAACCTCATATCCTTTCACGTAAGCCTTTCCAGGACTTATTTTGTATATTCCTATGTCATCACTAGGAGTTTGGCCATTATTGGTACTTTGACCCTCTTCGAATATACCTCTATTTCCCTGATTATTGTTTAGACTATCTCTTACAGCAGTTCTAAAAGATTTGACATAATAATTTCCAGATTCGTCAAATGTTCTTCTTGCAAATTCGTCACCAATAAAGTTGTAGTCTGTATTTTTATTTACTATTCTTAGTTCACCATTTTTTACTTCTGATAATTGTACAAAACTTGCATCTTCAAAATTATCAAGTGATTTTTTTGCAAGATTTGTACTAATCTTCAATCGATCAGCACCTGGAGCAGTAAAGTTATTAAAACCTTGAGCATTGTCACTAAGCGATTCATCAATATCTGAAGATATAATCTCCTCAATAATATCTAAACCAATTCTATATGAAGGACGGTTATTATATTGATCAAGAATAAGAGTTTGAGCACTTACATTAACAAAATAACCTCTTAAAAAATATACACCATCAGCTATGTTAAATGATGAACCTATGATTGGTGCATTTTGTGGAATTGTAGCTGCAAAACCTTCTCCACTAGAGATAAAGGTTGATGCATACGTAATATTCTTACTAGTTGTTAAAACTTCTCCACTTAAAAAAGTATCCAATTCCTCATCCGTAGTTGAAGAATTTTCATAGTTCAAATAAAGAGTAAATGTATTTCTTTCTGATTCTTGATCGGTGATATACGTTACAACTTTTGCTGTTACACCAGAAGTTGCACCAGTTATAGTTGTACCAACAATCTGATCAAGATAGATACCAACAGGGACACCTAAAAATTCAGGCTCAATCTGAACACCATAAAAATCTCTAACATAAGTCAGATCGCCGGGAATAACCTTTGTGCCTTCTTTGAAGAAATGGTTTCCCATCTCTTCAACTTGATTCTGCAGAATGGACTGCAGACCAGTTAGTTCTCTTGCCTGAACTGGGAAACCAGGTTTAAATAAAACCTTGTAGTAATTTGATTGTGAGTCAAAGTCGTCAAAATATGGAGCGACATTGAGATTAGTTTCCTGTGGCATATCTCTTAAAATTGCAAGATAACTTTAACGTCTTCTTTCTGTGAAGTGGATCTAGTAACTGAAGGTCTATTGTCAATATAGATGATGTCACCAGAGTATTTTTCAGACTCTGGATTAGAAACTCCGTTAAAGAATTCCTGACCCAAGTAGTAGGTACGACTATTTATTGTAGTTGAGATACCTGAAAAATTCTGGTGAATATTTAATGTATTACCAGATGTGGGAGTGATAGAAACAGAACCACCAGATGTAGGACTTGCAGTAAATCTCAGTTGTTCAAACCCATAAGTAGGATTTACATTCTTTGTTCCGTCCGTATTAAAACCTGCAGTTCTTCTATCTTGCCAATATTTTAAAATTCCCGTTTGTTGATCATAAGAAACCACTCTACCAATAGCAGTAGAACCTAGACCTACGGTTTGAGTAACAAAACTATCTGCTGTAAATATAGCTTCACTATAACCAGTACCTACTAATTTCAATGCATATACTGCACTTGCTTTATCTAATGTCAGATTCGTTGTAGAACCAAAGTTTTTTGGATTTTTGACAATACCAACTTGAGCAAATTGATTACCAGTAATAAAATCTGGATTTTGAGTGTCATTCTCAAATCTTGCATAAGATAAGACGTTGTATGCACCTAATTCACGGTAAATATCTGCACCATGACCACCATTAGGTGGAATAATCACGTCAAATACTGGTGCAACTGTTCCAGTTGGAATTCCACCACCCTTAAGATCGAGTGTACCAAATGTATATCCACTTCCACCTTTAGAGACAGTTACTGATTCTATCTTCGAGTCATTATTAATAACAACAGTTGCTTCACCACCTCTACCATCACCAAGAATCGGAACTCTAGTATAGGTTGTGTTGGCTGGTCCAATATTAACACCACGATTTCTAATCGTAACAATCTTCAATTGACCACCAGAAGCCGCATTTTCTCTTACGGATTGATAAGATGAATTTGTGTCCCAGTCAGTTGGTATTGCAATATAATTTGTTGAATCAAATTTAATAATTTGATTTGGTTTGATGGTGTAAAGATATTTCCAGATATATCCATCACCACTACTTCCAGCTTCTCTTGGTTCTAAATCAGTGAAATTAGGTTCGTCAAGAGAAGGACCACCCCTAAAACTGTTTTCTGGATTTGCATTATTATATAAACAAATATAAACCTTATACTCACTATTCATAACATAGAAATTTGAGTCATAGATATCAAATGACCCAGATGGTTGAGATGGATTATCTCTATCAATATCATTTCTCCACATATCATATGTGGTACCAGACTGCCAAGAAATCTTTCTTATAACTTGACTTACATCCCCACTATTGATTTTTTTAAGAGCAATCATAGTGTCCCAATAATAATTGGAATCATCTAAACTGTCTTTTGGTGCAGGTGGAGTTGAATTCCAATCACTCTGAAACTCAGGAGCATCTGGAAGACCAATCCATGCATAATATGAATTTGAAGAATCTTGTACAGAATCGACAAAATTCTTCGCATTCAAAATACGCAGTTGATCAGTAATTATCGCAGCCATTTGTTAGAGGACTTTTTTCTTATTTAGACGTTAATTTAGACCGTGAACAGGTTTGGATAGATAACAATCGTTCCACCCATGCCGGCATGAGATGTACATTGATAGTACAATGAGTTTGGTGCACTGAATGGAACTTCAAATCTCAGAGTTCCGTTAGACACCGCATTATTTGTTACACCCGTCGAGAACGCAGATCCACCATTTGAGGAGCGAATTTCGAATGGATGAGCACCCATATTATTTACAAATTCGTAATTCTGACCTCTTGCTAAGTAGATAACAGGATCGGCAGTTGCACTCAGTCCACCTGGACCAGTAAATTGATAATGTGTGGATCCATCTGCACCAAGAGTCCAACTTGAATGTGTGATATCCGACGCATCTCCGAAGTATGTTGCACCAGTGACTACACCTAAAGTAGAAACACCAGAGACGACCAGCGAATTTGTACTGACAGTTGTAGTTCCGACACCAACACCACCACCTGTTGATGATATGGTAGTGATACCTGCATTTGTTGTTACTGTGATATTACTCCCAGCCGAAATCAATGTGGTGATACCAGTCAGACCAGATCCGTCAGCACCAGTTAGAGTTGTGACTACTCCAGTCAGTCCAGAACCATCAGCTCCAGTAAGAGTGGTAACTACACCAGTCAGTCCAGAACCATCAGCACCTGTTAGTGTTAGGTTTGCACCACTACCATAATATGTTGCTCCAGTGACAACTCCTAGAGTGGATACACCAGAAACCACTAATGTATTTGTACTGACATTTG